ACATTATACGAAGTGTTATATAGTTAACACTTTGATTCATATAACTTTATTAAGCTGCTTCCACACCATCAAAGTCCAATGCTACTAACACAGCCTTTGGTTGTTTGCCTGTGAAATCCCAATCAAAGATCAACTTAGCTTCGGCTGGTAACTTCTGATGCATATAATCATTAAAGAACTGAGCGCCTTTAATCTTGTAGTCAGTCGATTTAAAACCGATTGCGCCTTGTTCTTTTTCTTTAGCTGAATATTCTTGAAGCACAGTTACAACTGTGTTCGAATACGTAATTTCTTTACCAGATGACTGGTCTTTAAAATCACCCGCTGATTTACGGATGCCTGCAACTGTCATAATTGGATGTTGTGAATTATTCATAGCTCACCTATGCAAATTTTAAATAGTTAAATTGCGAAACTGGCGGTTCATACCAGTCTGGCAACTGCTGTGAAAAGTCGATTTCTACGAGCTTCATGAAAGGAATGACATTTGATGACTTGTTGTCATGCAAGTTCTGTAAATACGCTTTAGAAAAACCGCATTCACATAATTCTGAAATCTGTCTGTAAAATGTTGTTTTAGGGAGCATTTTTGCAAGCTCTTCCAAACCATGTTCGCGTATGAGACAGAATGTTGCGTAAATATTTCGGATACGTGTTTGGGAAACCTTCCCACTGTTTGTAACAACTACTGGGGATTTAGATATGGCTTCAAGAACACTTTTATCATCGGTTAATTTCATAGTTTGACCCCTTAAGGCTGCAAATATGCTATGAGTTGCTTTAGTCCAAAGTGCTTGTAATATCTCAGGGTTTTCACGCTGAAATCGAATAAGTTCAAAAAGATTAACTGGAATACCAGCACGTTCAAGCCAACGTTTTTTTAAACGTGCTTCAAAACGCATAATGCCAACAGTCCAATTAATCAAACGACTATCAGACATTACATTCACGACACGCATTGCAGCTTTATCACACTTCTTAGCCAATGCTTGTTGTTCCTTGAACTCTTCCATAAACTCATTATGTTTCAAGTAACATTTGATATTAATCAAACGTGAATGTTGCCCGCCCCAATAAATTGTATTATCCATCTGCTTTTGACTAAGTTGCGTCTGACCATTAGTCACGCGACGCATGAAGTCATGCAATTTCTTAGCTGTATTCTGATCACCAACACGTGCAGAGTAAGTCACATCAATGTGTGATACCCATGCAGTAGTCCAGTCAATCATGCGAGCTAACGTTGGATAAGCTTCATAAAAATACCCAATCATCTCCATAGCCCCTAATTCAATATCGTCATCACCAAACACATTATGACCTTGGCGGAGCTTTGCAGGACTAGCCTTGATCTGAATATACGGTGCATAAGACGAATCAAAAAAACACTTTAGAGACATGCCAGTAAAACTGGTCGGAACTGATTCGTATGGGTGAAATAAAGATGATGCTGTAATAGAGCCGTCATCATTCTTGTGAACTGCCCTGCTTGCCAATGGAATGTCCAAGCTATGCAAATCAACATCTACAAAAAAATACTCACCACTTTCACTCAACGAGTAAAAGCTTGATTCAAAGTGAGCATTAATACAGAGATGATCGAGCATGTAAATCACAAATTCACAAATCATTTTAGGAGGATAAAAACATAAATCACATATAAACACAAGCACAAATCACAAATTCATTTAGAATTAAATTATTTTATAAAAGGAATATGTGATGGCTAAGACATTTCGTTTCACTGATGAGGAAGAACACGCATTAAATGAAATTGCATTGAAGCTAAATAGAGACTTAGTGAAAGCTGGTAAGAAACCGCTTAGAGATACAGAAATATTCCATGAAATCGTTAAACAGACACTTATCGACGGAATTATCGAAGTGTCGAGAGACGGTGCTATAAAAGTAGAAACAAAAAAATAAAACGAGGGTCATTAAGCCATTAATTTCCCAAATTCGGGACTAGAGTCCACCACCAGAAGACGTGGCCCCCCCGCCTCGGCTTCAAATTCGCATAATGCAGATTGATGTTAAAAAGCCCCGTGAGACTAACAATGTTCTCACTGGGGCTTAGTAACATAATCTGGACATCACATTATGCGAACTTTCAGAAGTAATTATTTCGCATAAAAAAGAAGCCATACAGCAAAACAGAAGGCTGCAATACAAAAAAGAACAGTAAATAAAATATCCGTCCATGTAGTAGGCGGAAAATCCGCAACACTCAACGCCAATTGTGAAAAATCTAGAGTCATATATCCCCCGTCAAAGTGTCTAGACTACGCCTTGAGACACTCAAATTTATTAATAAATCCAATGTTTACGCGATGTGTCTCAATTCCCCTGAAGACACTTTTTTGTTAAACCTACGTTACATCAAATAGACGGTTTTTTGTAATCAGGGAAAAAGATTTTAAATCAATCCCTGTTGCTTAGCTGCTTGATATTTAGCGACAAATTCAGCATCAAATTTTTGAACAGATTGAGGAACAGGTGGCTGTTCGGGCTGTGGAATCGGCTGACTTTGTTGCTGCTGTTTTGCAAAGTAATTGAATGGTCTATCACCATCTTCAATTAAACGTTTGCAATCTGAAGCAGGAACATTAAGCCGTGTACCCTGTTGGGAGAAAGCGTAATATTTCCCTTTATATTTCACACAACCTGCAAAAATAGGTTGAGCTGTAGCAACGTACTGAGAGTTGCCAGATGCGCTGTAAGGGTCGTTAGGGTCGTATGATACTGGATACGCAGTTGCAGCTTGAACTTGCTGATTTAAGCGATTTTGACGTTCTGTGTTGTACTTTATGCACTGTTCTAAATGTGAGTTCATAAGATCATTACAATCAACAGGTTTATTTTTTTCCTCTTCAGCTGCTTTTAATTGTGCATCGAGTTGTTTTTGCTGATCAGCAATAGACATATTTTGAACAGATTGTTCTTGCTTAGTTTCACCACCAAAAATACTTCTAAAGAATGGTGAATCTAAAGAGTTTTTAAACGCAAAGCCAAAAATAACAAGAGGCAAACATAACCAGAAAACCAATTGAAAAGGAATCTGCTTCGATGACTCATGTTCTTCAGCAGAAATATAAAATTTATATAGCTGTTTAGGATATTTCCAAAACCTCCAAGTTAATGCATTTTTCATAGTCGATAAGCCGAACTGTTCTTGAAGTTCAGCAAATTGATATATGGTAGCCGCCTTAAGTTTAAATAAACGTCTTAAAATAATATGTTCATTACATGAAGCACGAACAGACGCATTTAATAAATACGGTTTCTGAGTAATAAAATAAATATCAATACCAAAGTGACCATGAAGCGTTAACGATCGACCAATATCTCTAATATCCTCTTTGGCTTTCTCTAAACGCATTTCCTGTTTTTTCTTTTCTTGACGTACTAACTCTTCTTTTTCTTTAACTTTCAAATTAGGGTTAATATTAATTTCGGCTACAGCTCTAATATATTCCGAATCATCAATTTCATAAGTCTTTAACAAGTCCTCTTTTGAAAATGCAGGGTGTTCATGACATTCATCATAAATAAGAACTGCACCATTCGGTAAATCACGCCAATCAAAAGGTTTTTCCTGTGTTGAACTAATAGCAATTACGCCTGGATAAGTACAACCAATAATATTTGTATAAATCCTTCTATGAGGTTCTTTTTTAGAAATTTTATCTATGACCTGCATGCAATACAGTGTTTTGCCTGTACGAATTGGCGCAGAAACTACAATACTCATTAATATTACTCCTCTGTCGCATCGTCAGCGTCGCGCGGGCGGCAGGACGCGCTTCGCACATCCCACCGACCCCCGCCACGCTAGCCGCTGCGCCCGATGACTACACGTGCTGTTTTTATATATGCTGCAATTGCGTATGCAGACAAAACCACTGATATAGCTTGATCAACTTTATAAAGTTGAATAAAAGCAAGCATGTAAACAGGAAGGCCAAAAAATGCGTTTTGGACTTGGTCCCTAGCAACAGAAACAAGATCATTAACAAAGTAAAAAGAAATGATCGACAGACCGGTTGCAACAAAAAGTCTAAAAATAAGACTAGAAATCAAATAACTAGCAAACCAAGCTAATAAAGGACCTAAAGCTGGCATATCAAGCCCTCACTACAATGCCTGCTGCTACCATGTAAGCAAAAGCTAAAACTAGGTAGCCAATCCAAGAAGATTGAGAACAGAGATTTTCAAAAGAAATCGACTTATTAATTGTTCCAAAAGGTGTGGACCAATTAATTGGGTAATCTGGAGGACAAGAAGAACCACCAGATGAAATAAGACCAGTATTAAAACTCTGATTATTTAATTCTTTAGTCTCAATTTTTTCACCTTTATCATCAGGTAAATTTCCACCAGTTAAAAAGTTCTTAATTTCAGTCAAAAGGTCATTCGTTGGACCCATATTTGTCGCAGAACCACCCCCACCAACAGGCTTATTGTTAATCGCATTTACAACTTCATTTAGTTTATTTGCAGTCGAATTTGTATTAGCCTCAACCGCAGTTTTAACACCATTTGTAGCAGCCGTATTTGCTTCTACAGCCGTTTTTACCGTTGTTGCGTTAGCATCTACAGCAGCCTTTATTTTGTCACCACTTGCATTTACAGCAGCAGTTGTCTCTTTGATTGATGAATTAACCGTATCAAGCTTTTGATTGGTTGTATCAAGCTTTGAATTAGTTACATCTATCTTTTTAGCAATGTAATTAAGAGAGTTAACCAACTCGTTTTTAAGCCATGTCAGCTTATTGTTCACTGCATTAATAGCATCAAGAATCGCCCGTAAAAGAGGATCATTGCTAGATGGCGGTGGTGGTGGCGGTGGTGGATCACCCGGATCAGGCGGATCACTAGGATCAGGCGGAACAACTGGAGGCGGGTCCGATGCAGGAGGTGGTTGATCAGGTGGATCAGTTGGAGGTGGATTGCTATTCTTTACACAAATCTGCTTACCATTGAACGTACCCGGAACATAACCTGTACCACATCCTGTAGGTGGCATATCACAGTATGTAGCCCCATTCTGACAACCAGATTTAATTGGTGGTGGTGGTACATCTGGCGGACAATAAATAGACCCATCGGACATTCGATTACAATTATCATTTGGTGGCTGATAACATCCACCATATGGATCCTTTGGATCACATCTATCCTTTGAAAATTCAGGTGTACAAGTAGGACTCGGAATTTCACTAACAGAACGCAAAATAATTTGCTGATAATTAACTGAAGAAATAACTAAAGGATTAATTTTATCTTGAGCATCATAAACACAATAATTACCCTCTGGATTTTGCTTACAAACACGCAATGGAATCGGAGTATTGGGTTCAAAATAAACTGGAACTGGATAACCCGACACAGGACATTTAGTAGCCTCACCAGTTCTATTAATTTGCACAGTTTGCTTATTACCAAACTCATTTGTTACTTCACAAACAAGCTCACTAATCATTGACGGATTACGTAATTGAGTAGCAGCAGTTAAATATCGTTGACACGCACCCAACGGTGTTGACGATTTTAAATTGGTATAATCCAATGGATAATAACTATATGCAGCAAAAGCCTGAACGGAAAAAAGACTTATTATTATAAAAATCAAATATCTTAAAAAATGCATAAATGAACCCCCACATTCATTTAAGCAATCTGACGAAAGCTACGCACACCACTATGACAATTATCCAATTCATCAAAGATTCATTACTCATAATGATGTGCGTCTCCTAATTATCGACCAAACATGCCGATGAGTTTACGACCACCGAAGAGAACAATTGCAATGCCTAAAGCCCATAAGTAGCCTGCATTAATCGTTTCTTCAGCACCAGATGCGCCAGTTGCAGTATTTACATCAGCAGCAGTTAAAGCGAAAACGCCAGTTGAAGCAGCTAATGCAAAAGCAGCAACAAGAGCTACACCCACAACATTTTTTTTGATTTCCATGTTTTTCTCCTATTTGAAAATGGAAAGCACTTTTCTTGCAGCGTAAACCACTGCAAAAACCTTAATTACGAAGAAAATAATGGCATCACGTGCTTCATTAGATAGTTCATACAAACTAGCTGACTCAACACAATTAACCCCGTATTGAACTGAGTTAATTATCTGAATTGTTTCGCACAGATACGCCATTATTAAATTTCCGCAATATATATCTGATGACTAAATAAATATTTGATACAACGCCAGAAATGAAGAAATACCATACTAGTATTGTCATTGAGATATCCCCTGTGCTAATATCAAATATATTCTAAGTTATTGATTTGTTTACATATTATACATTATACGAAGTGTTATATAGTTAACACTTTGATTCATATAACTTTATTAAGCTGCTTCCACACCATCAAAGTCCAATGCTACTAACACAGCCTTTGGTTGTTTGCCTGTGAAATCCCAATCAAAGATCAACTTAGCTTCGGCTGGTAACTTCTGATGCATATAATCATTAAAGAACTGAGCGCCTTTAATCTTGTAGTCAGTCGATTTAAAACCGATTGCGCCTTGTTCTTTTTCTTTAGCTGAATATTCTTGAAGCACAGTTACAACTGTGTTCGAATACGTAATTTCTTTACCAGATGACTGGTCTTTAAAATCACCCGCTGATTTACGGATGCCTGCAACTGTCATAATTGGATGTTGTGAATTATTCAT